TACCTCGCCCGCGACATGGACAGCTTCGGCCACGAATACGGGGGGGCCCTTTGATGCCAACCGCTTTCGCCGAACTGTTCGCCGCGCTGGCCTCGCCGTTCTCGCCCGACGAGGTCAAGACCCGTCCCGGGGGTCAGGGCCGCCAGCTCTATTACGTGACCGCGACGACGGTCGCCAACCGCCTCGACGAGGTCCTCGGCCCCGAAAACTGGGACCTCGAGCTCGCCCCCTGGGGCGAGGGGGCCTTGATCGGGACCCTGATCGTCCGGCTCCCGGATGGGACCACGGTTCGCAAGAGCAACGTGGGGGGCCGGGCCGACATGGCCGCGGCCGACGACGACGCCAAATCGGCCGCCAGCGATTGCCTCAAACGGTGCGCGACCCTCCTCGGGGTTGCTCGTTATTTGTACCGCGACGGGGTCCCGAACTTCGTCACGACCCCGACCGCGGCCCGGGTCGAGGTCCCGGCGGTCGAGGCCGAGGCGACCCCGACCCCGACCCCGGAGGCCGCCGCGGCGGTCCCGACCAGCGCTCGCGCCTTCTATATGTGGGTGAAGTCCCGCGAGGTCGATCATCCCGGCCTGATGGGCCGGCTGGCGAAATGGGCCGAGGCCCGCAAAATGCCGGTCCGGATTCTGGCGTGGGATCGTGCGATGATCGAGGAGGCTTACGGTAACATCCTCGAGGCGATCGCCGAGGGTCACATCCCGCCGACCGCGATCCCCGCCCCGACCCGCGTCAACGGGGCGTACCCTCGCCCCGGCCGCAATGGCAAGTCGTGACCTGACCCGAACCCCTGACCCTTCCCATCACGCGCCCGGCCGGGGTCCCGACCCCTGGCCGGGCTTTGGAGCTTCGAACGATGAAATCCGGATCCTGGTCCTCGTTTCAATCGGCTTTGTCTCCGGAGGCTCGAGCCGGAGGCGAACCGGACGAACCCGAACCCGAACCCCCCCCGGTCCCGATCACGGTCCTCCTCGCGTGCAATGGCGAGCGGGTCCCCGAGGGGGCCGTGGGGTTCCTGGACATCCACGAAGATATCCAGGGTCACGACGTCCTCACGTTTACTTGCCCCGCGTGCGGTCGATCGCATGAGTCGAAGCGGTTCGCCTGACCCCTGACCCTTCCCACCACTCGCCCGGCCGGGGTTCCGACCCCTGGCCGGGCTTTGGAGCTTCGAAAAGTGGATGCAGGTTACGTAGCAGACATCAGCGCGGAAGTTACGCGAAACCGAAAGCGGATTGTGACGCTCGAGTCACAAATCAAATCCTTGAGGGTGGCGCTTTCGCTGGCGATCTGGCATATCGAGCAGTTGCGAGGGCCGGATGAAGAGTTACGGGCGCATCGCGAGGCGATCGAGGTTTGATGCGACGACTCACCCCCCGCCAGATTGAAGAAGAGAGGACCGCCCGTGCCGAGCGGGCGATCCTCCGATCGCTGGCCGACCGCCCCCGGACCCGGGGCGAGCTGATCGCCTATGCTGGGGTCCCCCGCCAGCTCGAGAACGCACTGGGGATAAAGCGGGTCCTCGACCGCCTGATCGGCCTCGGCCTGGTCGAGCGGGTGCCGATCGTGACGAACCGGATTCATAAGCTCGGGAACTATCTCGAGCCGCCCCGCGAGGGGTTTTGCCTGACGGCCAGGGGCCGGGAGTTTTCACCCTGACCTTGCGGTTCCCAGGAGGGCGCGATAGGTTCGGAACCGGGAAAGTAGGATCCGCCGATCCTTCACATTTCGCCCAGACTCTCAAACGAGAGGATTGCACAAAGCCCCGAGACCGTCGCATGTCATCGTGACACACGGCGGGCCCGGGGCTGAGCGTAGATCACGGACCCCTTACTAACTGGACGTTTGCAGGGTTGTGCATTAGCCCGCTCGACCCGCATTCATCCTATGAGGTACCCGACATGAGTCGCGCCACCCCACGTGGTGATTGTACGCGCGTCGACGCCCGGACGCGACAGGAAACCCGCGCAAATTCGCTAACTAGCCATTCGCGGCCCGATTCTCGGGATCGGACGCTACTCGAGGCGTTCCGGAGGCCCGAGCAATTCGCCTGGACCGTCGATGACGACGGAATCATCGTCGTGAAAGGGGGTCGGTCATGACCCCCGTATCGGCCCGCCCCGTCACGACCAGCGAACCGCCCCCCGCGGCGGTCCGGTTTCAGGAATGGAAAAACCTGGTCCCGAATTCGTTTCTGGATCGGCCCGAACTCGGCCATCGGCTGGGCTGGGCCTTGCTCGTTCTCGAGGGTCGATGCCGGGCCCGCTGTTCCTGTTGGGTCGGGAATGAGGACCTCGCCCAGGCTTTACGCCTCTCGGTGCGGGCGACGATCCGGATCCTCGGCGAGCTCGAGGCTGAGGGATGGATTCTCCGGATCGAGGCCCCACCCGGCCAGCCAGGCCGGATCGGGATCCTCCTCCTCCGGCGGGCGAACCCTGACCTTCCGGTCGCCTCCCGGGAGGAGATAGCCGAGGCGATCCTCCGTCTCAAGCTCGCGAAGTCCGCGACCTTCCATGGACGGAAACGTCCCGCGCCGGGTGACGAAAACGTCACGCGTTTCGGGTGTCGAAAACGTCACCCTAATAAGAACGAAGGTCTGAATAAGGACGAAATTAACGATCGATCGATCGAATTCGCGTGCGCACGCGAGGGAGAAAATGCCCAGAGTCCGCAAACGACGCAAACCATAGAGCTTACCAGAGCCGAGGAGGCGGTCGCGGATCTGGCCCGGGAGCTTCAAGGCCGGGTGTATGCCGGGTTTGACCCGGGGATCGCGGCGGCCGACTGGAACCAATGGGCGGCCCGGTACCGCGGGGTGGCCCGGGACGTCCAGGCTGGCCGGCTGGCCGAGGGCCAGGTCGAGGAGGCGATCGGCCTGGCCCGGCGACCGGGGTCGGAATGCCGGGGCAAACGATTCTTCGGGGCGGTGCGCGACTTCAAGGCGGGTCGACCGCCCCGCGGCCTCGCCGTGGGTCCCCGGGCCGAGGCCCCCCCACCCGCGGCGGTCGTGGTCGCCCCGGCCGCGCCGGTCGAGGCCCCGCCCCCGGTGTCGGTTCCGCCCCCGCCCCCGGTGTCGGTTCCGCCCCCAGAGATCCAGCCGCTGGCCACGCCGGACCAGGTCGAGGAGGCCCGGGACGTGATCCGGCAATTCGGGCCGAAACATCCGGCCGGCCGGCTGGCGGCCCAATTCCTCCGGGATCACGGCCTCGACCCCGTCCCGGCCGAGGCCGTGACCGCCCCGCCTCCGGCCCCGGAACCCGGCCCCGCCCCGGTTCCGGTTCCGGTCCCGACCCTGGGCCGGGTCCGCCGTGGCCGAGGAGGTCAAACCGCCGACCAGATCCGGGGGCATGACCGGGCGAACCTGGTCGAGTCACGGGATCGGCTGGCGGCCCAGATCGAGGCGGACCCCGATCACATGCTCGCGCCGGCCTGGCGGAAAGCGCTGGATGCGATCCTCGAAAGCCTGGACCGGTCCCCGGACCCTGACCCGAGCGCATAGAAAAACCGACCCCCGCTCTTGCTTTGCCCGCGGAACGGGGACCGGTTCTGAGATACCCGAGCACGCGATTCTATTCGATCGAGGCTTGATTGAAAGGGAAAAGCCGACCCCCGTCTCTTGCTTTAGCGGGCTGAACGGGGGCCGGCTCGAGATACCCGAGCAAGCGAGTTTATCCGATCGAGGCTTGATTCAAAGGGAAAAACCGGCCCCCTGGTTGTGCATTAGCCCGCTCGCCAGGAGGCCGGTTCTGAGGTACCCATGGGCCGCACAAAGTACAGAAACCAAGGTTTCCATACCAGCCGGCTCACGTCCGTCCGGAACCGCACAGTTCCGGACGATTGGAGCGGAAGGGGGTCGAACCCTCAACCTTCGCATTGCGAATCCGCCGCCTCGAACCCCGCCGGATTTTCCATAAGTTATAATGGGGATCCCCCTTACGACTGGGGACCCTGTCATGTCGCCACCCTCGCATCTCCCGTTTCCGGAATTTTCCGCCCAGGTTCTGCAAATTTATTCCAGCGGACGGCACGCCCGGAAGACTTATTTGCGGGTCCGGCAGGTCCTCCGGGAGCTCGCGGCCCCCGCGCTGGGGGTCCACTCGACCGCCGACCTGACCACCCGTACAGTAGCCCGCTGGATCGCCTCCCGGACCGGTCCCGACGTAACTCCAAACCCCAACACAACCAACGGCCTCCTCGGCACGGCCTCGGCCATTTGCTCGATCGCCGTCGAGGAGGGATATTTGACCCACGGCCCGAATTTTCGCCGTATCCGGCCCAGGGAGAGCCCGGCGCGCGTCAACGTCCCGCGACCCTACCCCGAACTCGAACGCCTCTTGGCGGGGCTGCTAGAGGCCCGGGCGACGTGGCCGGGCCATCGGTTGTGCGCGCTGGCCTGGACCCTCGCCTTGACGGGGGCCCGCCTCGGCGAGGTTGTGCACGCGCTGCCGGGGGACCTCGACCTGAACGCGGGTTCACTGGCGATCGTGCCGAGGGGGGCGAACCGACTCAAGACGGCGAGCTCGAGCCGGACCGTCCCGTTGCCGGGGGTCCTGGTCGAGGTCCTCAGACCCTGGGTCGAGCTCGTCGACTCGCCGTGGCTCTTTCCCGGGACGAAACGGGTCGGACCCTGGACCGGGGGGAGCTACGGGGCCCGATCGCTCGACCAGTTGCAAGCGTTCGCCCGGGGGGTCGGCATCCCGCACATTACCTGGCACAGCTTGCGGCACGCCTATGCGTCGCATTGCCTCGATCGCTGGGACGTCCCGATATGGGTGGTCCAGAAAGTTCTGGGCCACCGGGACATCCGGACGACCCAGCGCTATCTTCACCTCGACGACTCGGCGGCCATCGCGCTGGCTTGCCGGGAGATCCGCTACGGGCCCGCTCGGGGCCAGGCGACCGCGTAGGGGGCCCCCCTGCCCTCTCGACCCCTGCCCTATCACGCCGCGGCGGGTTCAGCCTCGGCCTGGTCGGCGGGGGCCGAGGCCGCCCCCCCGATCCAGGCCGAGGCGATCTTGCGGGCCCGCTCGTCGAGGTCCCGCCGCGCCATCCGCTCGAGGTACGCGCCCGCCGATTCCTCGGCGGTTTCAATGTACGCCTTCAATTTCAGCCGGAACCCCGGCGAGACCTTGATTGTGAGCTGGGCCAGCTCGGCCGGCCGGGTCCTCGGCGGTCCGTGTTTTTTTCGCATCGCGGTTTTCTCCCGGCGAGCTCCGGGCCCGCCGCCAATCCTATCGGCCGAGGAGGCTTTCCACCGTGAGTCAACTGGTCCTTAGCTTGTTTCCCGGGATCGGCCTGTTAGACCGTGCGTTCGAGGAGGTCGGGTTCACGGTCGTCCGCGGCCCCGATCCGCTCTGGGGGGGCGATATCCGCCGGTTCCACCCCCCGCCCGGCAAATTCGACGGGGTGATCGGCGGCCCTCCGTGTCAAGAATTCTCACCGCTGGCCGCGATGGTGCGCCAGAACGGATATACCCCCACGTTCGGGAACCTCATCCCCGAATTTGAGCGGGTTGTGGCCGAGGCGGAACCGGCCTGGTTCCTCATGGAAAATGTGCGGGCCGCGCCGGTCCCGGAGGTTCCCGGCTACGGGGTGTTCGCCGTCCTCATCAATAACCGATGGTGTCTCGACGAGGACGGCGAGCCGGACCGCCAGAACCGCCTCCGGCGCTGGTCGTTCGGCCATCATGGGGGCCGCCGGGTCCTCATGATCGAGACGGCGGTGTTCGAACACCCCGAGATCGAGTATGCCGCTTGCGGCGGAACCCACGGGATCGGCGGGATTGGCCGCGAGCAAATCAAGAAACACGCGCCGGGGCAAATGGCCCGCCTGGGCTACCGGGCCGCCTCCGATTTCGAGCATCTCAAGGCGATCCAGGGGTTACCCGACGACTACGATCTGCCTGGGTTCAAGGTCTCGGCGAAATGCAAGGCCGTTGGAAACGGGGTTCCTTATCCAATGGCGCGAGCAATGGCGAGGGCCGTTCTCGAGGCGACCGCGACCGAAACGATTGGAGTCGCATCATGAACCCGACGACGACCTCAACCCCGACCCCGCCGCGGCCCCGGCGGGTCGTCCGCCTCGAGCTCGAGGGCGACGGCGACGGCCGCGCCCTCCGCGGGGCCTCGGCCCGGGACGTGCGTTTGATCCAGGAGCTGGCCCGGGTCCGTCCCTTCAAGTGGGGTTGCCTCATGAGGGGCGCGATCGACCAGCGTTACGCGATCCGGATCGACCCGGAACCGCCGGGACCGGGTCGGCCGGTCCTGACCCTATCCGTGACCGAGGACGTCGACCGCTCGAGGCTCGAGGTCGGCCCGCTGGGGGAGGGGGACCGCCAGCGATTGCTCGAGCTGTTCCCCGAGCGGGGCCAGGCCGAGGACCTACCCACGCCCGGCACGCTGATCGTCCGGGCGCTGGCCGCGGGGTTGGCGGTGTTGGTGCGGTGTGACTTGAAACTAATTCGTTAGGAGTCGAACCGAAAAAAAATGATCGGTTTCAATCCGCTCCCGGCCTTGCGACCGGGAGGAACGCAAGGATCATCCGTTCGCGCTCAGTGGTCAAGCGAGTTGCGGGGAAACAACATGCTTGAGTTGATAATCCTCGCCGCGTTCCTCGCGAGCGTCGTCGTCGTCGTCAGCCTGGCCGCCGCGCTGGCCCGGGTCGGGCCCCGGCGAGACTAACCCGGCGCCGGCCACTTGCCGAGGGGGCATGCCTGGTCGGCCCAGCGCGCTTTCGTCGCCATGGCGCAGCCACAGATCGCGCACGACCCGGCCTCCGGGTTGAACTGGTCGCACGCCCGGCACACGGCCAGCCGGGCCTCGACCTGGTCGTCGGCGAGGGTCGGCATCCCGGCCGCGACATGGGCCACGACCGCCCGGCCGAACCCGAACGCTCGAGCGAGGAGCGGGGGGAGGGTCCGGGTCCTCGGCTGGGGCGGGTCCTCATGCCGAAGGGCCTCGGCCCGGTCCTGGATCGCCTGGGGGATCTCGATCCGTTGCGAGAGTTCGGGCACGGGGATAACCCCTAGTGCGAGAGGCCGGCGAGCATCCCGGCCCACGGCGGGGTGAGGGCAATCGGGATATTCGGCGGCCCGCACGGCTGCGGAAGCGTGGTGCCCACGGTGGGGGTAAAATCCCAGGTCGTCGGGAACGTCCACGCGCTCGAGAATGGCGACCAGGTGAACGAGTTGAGGATTGCGGTCGTCGTGAGCGTCCTGGAAAAGCTACCCCCGAGGACCGGGTCGCCGCGGAACGAATAGGTGCAAGTCCCGACACAAAGGGAAGCAATCGCGGATAAGGTGAGCGTGAAGCACTGACCGAGCGCGTTCGGAGCGGCGAGCAAATCAAATTGCGCGATCCCGGGAACGTAAGGGTAGGTTGAACATGGTGTCGGATCGTGCGTCGACGTCCCCGGGAACGTCGGCCCGCTGCCCAGGCCCGCCGATTGCCAGTGGCCCGTGGTCCCGCCCGGCCCGGTCAACGTATAAGTAACGCTATTGATCGTGAAATGCAATGTGGCCGGGAGGCTGACGGTCCCGCACGCGACCGCGCAACACCGGCACCCGCCCGGCGAATTCTTGAGCGCGCTCAAGGACAGAATTCCGTGATAACGATCCAGTTGCCGGAGGGGTCTTTCGCCACCACGACCGGGTTGGAAACCGCGTTGGTGCCGTTATTCCAGACCGTGGCCGTCGGCCCCGCCGAGAGTAGCCCCGTCGAGGGGTCGAGGGTTTGCAACGTGTATGAGGCCGACCCGAGGACCGTGCCGGCTTTCGCCGGGACCCCGCCCCCGGTGGCGATCTGCACACCCTGACCCCCCGAGGAACCGCCCGCGGTCGCGCCCAACTGCCACATGACCTGACCCAGCCGCGCAACCTCGGCCTCGGCCGCGGCCAGCCGAAGCATGAGGATACTGACGGTCCGTTCGAGGCCGTCGATACGTGCATCATTCATTATATGAAATTATTGTTAGGTCCGGCCATTTCCTCCGGCGGGGCCAGGCCGGAGGCCGGGGCCAGGCCCGCGGCCGGGGCCGCAATCGGCGAATCGAGGCCGGAGGCCGGGGTCAGGGCCCGCTGGATCGGGGCCGAGTAGTATTCGACCCCGCCCAGGCCGTACTCGCGGGAATCGACCGACCCGAAGTCCCAGGTGATCCCCGTCCGATCGGGCCTCAAAAACGCCCCCACGTCGAGGTGAGCGCGCCGGCTCGAGCATTTCATCGTCGTGATATGGTTCAAATCCGACTGGAGCGGCCACTCGATTTGACACTCGACGACCGGGATTGCCGGGATCGTCCCGGCCTCCCAGCCGGTCACGTACCCATTGCCGGCGATGTTCAGGGCGACCCCCATACTGAGCGCCGCGGTATAGAGGCCGAGGTACGTGACTGTCCCTTCGATGACCGTGTCTTTCACACTATCGAGGACATCGGCCGCGAACGCATTCATGTTGGCCTGGTTCGACGGGTCCCGCCACGCCGGGACGGTCAGGACCAGGGTTTTCTGGACCCCCTCGACCGTGTAAGACGTCCCGGAATAGGTCGAGCTCGAGGGGGCATAGGCCACATTGACGCCCGTGTAAATCGGCACGACCGCCCGGACGTCGGTCGGGGGCTGGCCGCCGACCGTGAGGAACGTGGGATAAGCGAACCGCACGGTCCCCGAGGCCGGGTCGACCGTGATCGGGGTCGCATACTCCTGAAACGGGGGGCCGCCGCTGCTGGAATACAGGAGGTCCCCGGTGGGGGAGCTGGTCATCGTCACGCCCAGGCCGGAGGCCGCATGGAACGCGAACGGCCAGGTCGTTTGCTTGGCCACTTTCGGCCCCGCCCAGGCTGGCAAGGCATAGACGCACCAGACGGCCGAGGCGTCCTTTGTCGTCCCGGTCAGGGTGAACTTGTCGAACAGGAGGTTGGGCAAGGCCCGGTCGAGGGTCAGGGTCGCGGTCCCCCCCGCGGCCATCGCGGTATTCGCCACGACCAGCCGCGAGGCATAGGAGGTCACGAGGGTCCCGCTCGAGAACTCGAGCATGAGGACCCCGTGGCGGCCGCTGGCCGTCTGGTCCCAAAAATTGGCGGGGAACGTCGTCGTCGGGTCCGAGCTCGTGATCGTGACCGAGGTCGTGCCGGGGCAGGTGCAGGTCCCGTGCAGGTTCGAGCCGACCGTGCCGGCGGTCGAGCCGGCGACCCCCGGCTGGGTCCAGTCCGAGGGCCGCCAGAGCGCTTTCGCCGCGGCGACCGTATGGCCCCCCCACGCGAACGGGGATTCACTCAACCCGTTGCCGGCCGTGTTCGAGAGGGCGAACAAGAACGGTTCCGCAATCTGGGCCCCCCGAACCATTACCCGGGAAAAACTGTTGGTGCAATCCCTGGCGAGGCTCGAGGGCAAGATCGTCGGGGGCGAGCTGTCCATCGTCAAGGTCTGGGCCGTGAACGACCGGAGGTCGAGGAATCGCAAGGTCCCGTCCGGCTGGACCCACAACGTCACGTTCGGGGCCCAGGTCGAGAGGAGGCTTTCGACCGCGGCCAAAAACTTCTCGCCGGAGAAATAGACGGGGGCCGCCGGGACCTTGTTCAAAAGCGCCAGGTCCGCCGTCGTGGCCGACCCGAACACGAACCCATAAAGGGTCAGGTTGGCCGCGTTCGTGGCCATCGTGAGGACGTCGGTAAAGATCTGACCGACCGTCCGGCCCGCGCGCGAGGCGAGGTAATCCGCCCCCTGGTTATCCGCCGAGAGGTTGTAAGCGCTCGAGTCCCCCCCATCATTGGAATCGGTATGCGGGAACCAGTCCCCCCGGTTCCGGAGGCCCAGCGATTGATAGTGGCGGACCCAGCCGAGGTTCGTTTCGTAGGGGGGTTCGCATTGAAGCACGTCACCCGAGAACATGAGGGTTCCGCTGATCGATAACGTGATCGGCTTGCCCATGTAGGGGTCGGGAATCCCGACCAGGGGGCCGCCGCGGACCGAAAAGGACAGGGTCGGGATCCCGCCGCGGCAATAGACGACGAGCCGGCCCAGGGTGATCTTATCGGGGATCGAGACCGGCGATCCGCCGATCGTGACCGTGGTAATCGGGGGCATGAGGGAAATTTATCCGCAGATGACGCAGAGGAACGCAGATAAGAAAAGAAAGAGAAGGGAATGAATTTACAAATACTGATCTAATTCAATTCAATTTATCTGTGTCAATCTGTGTAATCTGCGGATAGATTCCCCGATTCTCTTTCTTATCGGGTCATCCCGAGGCGTGAGAGGGATTTGTCCCGGCCGCGGTCGATCTCGCGGCCGACCCCGGCGAGCTTCGCGACTTGTTGACGGAGGGCCTCGATCGAGGCGGCCATAACTTGTTGATTCGCCGCGGCCTGGCTGAAACCCGCGGCGGTCAGGTCCGACGTCTGACGCTCAACGTCCCCGAACGCCCCGCGGGTCAGGTTGGCCGCGACCCCTTTACTCGCCCCGCCGTACTCGCCCCCGATCCGCTTCTCGAGCTCGCCTTGCAAGGCGGCCCGCTGGCCCCCCTCGTCGAGCGGAATAAACCGCCCCCGGGAGCTCATGTAACCCCCCTGGGCCCGGAGCTCGGCCGCCTTCGCGGTCGCGAACTCGTCGATGGTTCCCTTCTCGGCCTCTTTCGTGAAGACGTCGACGGCCTTTTCTCGCCGCTTGGCTTGTTTCTCGTCGAACTCGAGAGCCCGTTCCTTTTCTTTATCGGAGTACGCCTCGACCGCCTTCCCCGCCGCGTCGACGTGTTTCTTACGCTCGAGGGCCATGTGGTCTTCATGCTTGACTTCGAACTCGGTCGCCTCCTCGGCCGCCTTGCGGTTATCCTCGGCGATCTTTTCGCGTTCCTTGCGGGCGATCTCAGCGTTTTCCTTGCCGGTCTCCGTGAGTCGTTCGGCGATGATCGCTTTCGGGCTGATCCCCCGGATTTTTTCCCCGAGTCCGCCCCGACCGCCCGCCGCAAGCCGGTCCGCGAGCATCCCGACCGCCTCGTCATCCTCGCCGGATTTCGCCCGCTCGAGGAGCTTTGCGGCCGCATCATGAGCCAATCCCTCCGTCGGCTCGAGGATCTGAGCATCTCGGGCCTGGGTCTTGGCCAGGTTCTCGGCGAGCTTTACCCGGATTTCTTCGAGCTGGGTTTTCCGGAACGGCGCGCTCGTGTCCGCCTCGAGCTCCGCCCGTTGTTTTTTCAAGGCTTCCGAATCGGCCGCGATCTTTTTCATGATCGGGTCGTTGGCCCGGATCTCGGCGGCCATTTGCGCCTGGATCTCGGCTGTGATCTTGCCGGCCTCGCCGGTCTCGCCGATCGCCTCGGTGACCCGCCCGCCCGCTTCTTTCTGGGCGCTACTCTTCAAACCCATGAACTCATCAAAGGCCGCTTTCTCTTTCTTGAGCTGGTCGAGCTCCTTGCGCGCCTGGGTCAGCGTATTCAGGTCGAAGGCGAGCGTGATCGGCTTTTCCGTGAGTTCCTTGATCTTCTCGGTAAGCTGCACAGTCGCGGTTTTCGATAGGTCCGTTTGTTGCTTGAACAATCCGAGCTGTTTGACGATCTCCTCGATATGCGGTTTGAGCAACATGAACCCGACCCCGACCAGGGTCAGGGTGCCGGCCAGGCCGGCCCCCCCGCCCATTGCCTGGGTCAAACCCTCAATATTATTCAAAATCCCGCCGAGGCCCCCCTGGGCGAAGTCCTGGACGACCCGCCCCGTCTGTAAGGCCGATTGCCCGAACCCGGCCATCTTATTCGTCGATTCGCCGAGCGTCGCCTTGAGCTGGGCCGACGTCGCCGCGAGTTTGCGGGTTTCCGCCTCGAGCTGGGCCTCGGAAATCGTTTGCGCGTCAAACTGCGCTTTCAGCTTGGCCGATTCGACGTCGAGGTCCGCAAGCTGTTTCTTGAGGTCCTTGATCGCCTGGTCGCCCTTGATCTCGACCAGGAGGCGAAGGAATTCCTCGGTCGTTCCCATCGGTCGCCTACCCTTTCTTGCGTAGCACGTATTCGGGCAGGATCGCGAAAAGCTGTTTGACCTTCGCCCATCCCGCCGGGGTGATCCCCCCGGTATCGCGCCGGGGCAGGACCCAGTTAGTCCCCGGCTTGCGGGCCCCGGTCATGTGGTATTGCGCGAACGGCTTACCCTGTTTCGAGAGGATGTCGCGGTAATAGGCGACGAGCGTCTGTAACCCCTCGAGGACCCGCCACTCGGCCACGAAATTCGCGATGAACCGCGACCGGTAATAGTTCGGGATAAGCGACGGTCCCGGCCCCCGTTTCTTGTTCGCGAGGGTCGAGGCCGCCAAGGGGGCCCGGGTCTTCCCATATCTATCTTTGTTATTCAACAGCATATGATAGTGGTCCTCGACGACCACTAATCGGAGGTCCTCCCGGAACCGGGTCATCCCCCGCGAGCGCGGTTTCAGCGATTCCGCAATCTCCTCGGTCCGCCGCAAGAGGGCCGGGCTGGGGGGGCGATACACGTTGATTGGCATGATTTGGCGAGGGTCAGGGGATCGCCCGGGGATCGCCCGGGGGGGGCTGGTCGAACCAGTAGGTTCCGCGCAGGACCTCGGCCAGGTCGCGGAGAATGAGCTGGCCGTAATAACCGTCCTGGGGCCCGTTATAGGCGTCGCGGTACTGGGCCGTGAGCAGGAAGGCGAGGGCCGGGTTCTCCTCGCCCCCCACGGTGACCCGCCAGCGATCGAGGCCGAGCAATTCGGCCTTGATCGTCTCGCCGGGCGAGGCCGCCCAGCCGATCAGTTTTTCCGGGATAGGTTCTGGCATCGCTACCGTAAGGCCCCGTCGAGGATGCCGAGAATGTACTTGAGGAATTCCGGGTCATTCTGAGCGAACGTCACCGGATCGTCATAGAGCAATTGTAGCCCCATCGACGTGACCTCGGTAGCGTCCGGATAGACCTTGCCCGTGTAATACGCGTCCTTTTCTGACATCACGGAGTCAAATCGATCCTTGCGGCCCATTTCTCCGGGGTCCCCGACCCCAAATTTGGCCTTCATGTCGACCGGGACCTCGGCCCCGACCCGGTGGGCGAGGAACTCTTGCGACCGCTTCACGGCCGTATCCTGGCCGACTTTCATCCGGTACTCGATCCCGTGGCCGTACTCATGGACGACGATCTTGGCCTCCTCGTCGGCCTTGATTTGCATGTGTTCGGTGGAACCATAATCGTACCAATGGGCGCGGGCGGTCGGGGCCTCGCCGATCCGGGTCTTGATCTCAGCCACGTCCCCCTTGGCCACGACCTTACCCAGCCACTCCTGGGCGGTCTTGACCTTATCGACCGTCGGCCCCTGGATCGGGGTCAGGACCGGGTCGGCGGGCCGATGCCGGAACCCGGCCGGGGTATCGGTATGGGTGAATTTTGCCCCATTCTTGACGGCCAGGAGCTGGGTAACCTCGACCTTGACCACGTCCCGGAGCTTGACTTGTTGTTGGATCAGCGCGTTGACCTGGTTGCCGAGCGCAGTGACCTCGAGACCGAGGGCGTGAATCTGGGCCTGGACCTCCGGCGGGATCGGCGCGGCCTGGTCAAGGTAAGGTTGTTTGAGGGCGGCCATGCGATCGAGGAAAGGTTGTTGTTTCGCCCGGAGCTCGGATCGCTGGTTCATGAGGTCGAGCCGTTTCGCGGCGGCCCGGACGTCCACCTCGAGGATCTCTTTAATCTTGGCATCGCCTACCGCGTATGCCTTGATCCGCTGGTCGATCGGGCCCGGGGCGATCAGGTTCGGGAACCGGGCTTGCAAGGCCGCGTAAGCGGGATCGGCCTGGGCCGCCTTACGGTTGGCGCTTTGTTGTTTCTTCGCCGCGGCCTGGATTTCCGGGGTCGCCCCCTCGTATACCGGCTTCGGCTTCGGCGGCCGCTTCGGCTTCGGAGGCTTCGGCGGGGCCGGAGGCTTGACCGGCTTCGGTGGGGGTTCCGGCTTCGGTGGGGGTTCCGGCCTCGGCGGCCGCTTCGGCTTCGGCGCCGGCCCGGGTTCCTCGATAACCTGGATCGCCCGCACCGTCCTCGAGAGTTTTTCCCCCGGCTTCACGTAAATGATTCGCGGCGGCCGCGGTTCCCGCTTCGGCTTCGGAGGCTTGACCGGCTTCGGAGGCGTCACGGGCTTGACCAGGTTCAAGCGGTCGAGGACCTCTTTTTTCTTGGGGGCCGCTTCCCCCGCCCGGATCTTGAGCCACGCCTTATGGGCCTGGGCCTTCACCCGGGCCAGCGACTTCGGCGAGAGGCCGATCACGTCGCGTTCGGGCAGATAGCCGGCCCCCTCGCGATGGTACCCGAGGACCCGGCCCCAGGGGCGGCCCGACACCGGGTCCGCGCGCCAAAAAAACTCGGCCTTGTTCCGGAGGGCCCGACCGTCGAGGAGGACCCGGGTCCTCGACCGGCGATAGGCGGGGGTCAACGGCGGGGCGTTGGGGTCCGCCTTGCCGGTCCAGGATTTCCGGTGTTCGCGAGTGTACTTGGAAATCGGTACAAGCGCGTCCCCGTAGATATCCTGACCGCGGGCGAGCTCGCTATCCTTCTCGACGAGCGTGATCGCGACCACGGCCCGCCAGAATTCCCGCCGCGCATGCTCGCCGTAATGGTCGAGGTCCAGGGGTTCAATCCCGGCGACTTCAAACCCGTATCGGCTGGCCATCGGTCAGGTGAACGCCCACGTAAAATCGTTCGATGCCGATGGGTCCCACTGGTTCTCGATCGTCCCTTTTTGCAGGTAAACCGTATCGAGGCCCAAATCGTCATCCACGGTACTGAATACGTTGTTCGCATCCAGCGTGAACAGCGCGCTATGCGTCCCGTTGTCCCACTTGATCGAGGCCGTGGCCGCGGTCAGGTTCTCGTAACTCGTGCGATCGTCCGGGGTCGGTTTGTAGTAAAGCGACGATTCGATCGTTGTCGCCCGGCCAAAGAACGGGATGACGCTCAAGAATCGATTCTCGAACCAGCGCGGATCGAGCTTGTTCGTACTCTTGATACTCAATGAATCGTATTGAGTCCTCGCCGACCCGATCGTCAGGTGCCCCTTTGTGTGAGTAAAGAGGTATGGATCGATCGGGTATTGCGAATCGAGCGGGGCCGGGGCAATGGTCGCGTCGGGGTCGATCGAGGAATCGAACGTGTTCCCTTGCGGGGTCGAGGCTTGAATCCCCAGCGACAAGCTCCCCTGCTGGTTGTCGGAACTCTGGTCGAGGGTCCAGTCGGTGATCTTGCATCCCAGATAGGCGCGCCGCTTGACCGTCCCGTCCGAGCGGGCGATCCCGTGGTAAATCGTGCATGAGGCGAGGTCCCCCACGGTCCCCGCATAGGTCCACGGGGCGGTCAAGCCTATGTTGAGCGGGGTCGCGGCCCAGCCGAGCATGAACGACGCTTGACTCGCATAAAAGATCGTCTTCAAGGTCCCCTTGACCTCGGTCTTTCCCGAGACCGTGTATGCCTGGGTCGCCTGGCCGCCCCCCCTCGGCACTTTCACGACCAGGGGTTTGGGCCGCATGGTGAATGCGTTCCCGCCGTCGAGCCGGAGGAAAAAGGCCGAGGTCCCGACGACCGGGGTCGTGACCGGGACCATGTAGGCCGATTCCTGGACAATGTACACGAACTCGCGGACCGCCATCGTGGTAACTCCTTATGTGTCGATACGTATGTCGATCCGCATTTGCCCGTTGGCCCGGTACAGTTCCCCGGCCTCCTCGGGGTTGGCGTCGAACCCGCCCAGAGAAAACGACGTGAGGCCGGTAACCGCCCCGGCCTGGATCAGCTTTTGATAGAACGGGATGTCCTCGGCCGGGGCCCCCGAATAGAGGGCCTTGCGGAGGGCATGCCAGAGGTTGGCGGGGTCGTCGACGCAATTGGTGGGGATCACGTACTCGACGTTCAGATAAAGCGGGGTGAGCTGGGCCCCCTCCGTCCACCAGGCCGAGGGCCCGCCGGTCGGCCATATCCAGATTTCGGGCCCGACATGCGCCGGCGGCCGCTTCGATCGGGGATCGCCGTTGTACGTGTGCCAGTTGTCCGGCGGGATCACGCGCGAGAGGGTCGGGTCGCGTTGGAGCTGGGCGAGGATCGCCCGAAAGACCGCCGTCTCGGGGGCGGTCGGGAGCTTGAGGCGGGGCGACGTGACTGGGTTCATGTGGCGATCTTGTAAGCGACCAGAATACGGATCACGGGAAGCGACACTTGTTCAATCAATCCGTCCTTTATCAGATCGGCGAGGACCTGGTTCCGAAAGAGCGGTGTGATCCGCCGGCCCCGCATGAAACACAGCAATTCGCCAGCCGTGAGCGGGCGGCCTTCATGCTCGAGGAGCTCGAGGATCGCGCTCCGTGCGTCCTCGGTTCGTTCGTCCTCGGTCATCGGAGGGACGTCGCCCCACAGTTAATCATATACTCACCAATCCCGTCCGCGTTCGTATCCACTTCGGCAATCAAAGTTTTGACCATGCTGCTCGCCGATCGGTAAAACCCGCTCCCCAGCTTGATATAGGGGTTGTCGTCCCGCCTCGAGACCTCGTCGCGACAGATCAGATAGATAGCATAAGAACACACAATCTCGATAACTTGATCGTGGCAAATCAAGGCGGTCCCGCCATCGACCCCCGTATTGGCCGCGAGGATATCCCGGAACCACTTCGTCGAGGTATTCAGCGATCCGGCCCCCACGTAATAGGCCCCGGACCCCGGGTCGCCCGGCAAGAGGTACCCCCCGCCCGGCCGGTACCGCGACACCAAAACATCGTCGAGCCACGACCGGGCCCGGACCCGCTGGCCCAGGAAACCGGCCATGTCGTTGGTGTCTTGCAGGTCCTGGATCCAGGCCGCATAGTTCACGAGCTGTTGAAAGGTGCAATAGACCGGGCCCGTCAACCGCGTCCCGGCCGACGAAAGGATCTGGATCCGGAACCGGCTGGCCTCGCCGGATTTTCCGCCCCGGGCGACCGCCGTGGTGGCGTAATACATGCTCGGGACGATCGCGCCCGACTGAGCGTTATCGATCGAGAGCGTATACGTGGCCGCGACCACGTCGAGCCAGGTCGGGGTAAGCGTCAGGAGCGGAGCTTGATCCTGGCCGGCCGATAAGGTCGTGGTGATAAGGTCGGTCAGTCGAAACGGCGAGGGGTTATCGACCGACCACGGAGGCCCGTCCGGGGTCGCGTTATGAATCTGCAAGATCCAGTCACGCGCGGCCCCCTGGGCGACTTGCAACGTCAACAGCGCTGGCATGGCCGGGGCCTCGGGTCGGGTCGGGTCAGTTGAGCAAGGTCGAGGATTCCGGGTCGACGCCCCACGGGTCCTGGGCCGATTGCTCGGCAACGGTCGTGAACCAGTCCCCCGCCTCGAGCGGGGCCGGGGTCGCGCCGGCGGGGTAAAATGCCGCCCCCATCGCGCCCGCTTGCTCGGGGGTGGTCCAGGAAAACGTCGGGTTCTCCGGGGCGGCCGACCCCTGGGCCAGCCAGGCGATTGCAAACGCGGTCGAGCCGTCCCCGCGGGCGGTCAGGATCGTGTAACCGCTATCGATCGCCTGGGCCCGGTCCGAGATGTTCGCGAGACAGGCGACCAGGAGGGCCCCGTCAAAAGCCGGGTGGACCACTCCGGGCCGGATGCTGGTCACGTCGTCGGTCCCGGAGCTCGAGGCCCCCACGCAATTCCCCTCCGGCTCGTTGTCCGACCCCGCCGCGAGAATGACCCCGATCGCGGAAATCGGTTGCGTCGTCGCGAACGTATGACCCGGGCCGGTCACGGGTCGGGAGCAATACCAGAGCTTTGTCGGCAAGGTATCGAAACTGAGCTGTTCGTCCCATAAGGTCCAGATATTGCTATACGTGTCAACGATATCGATATCGGGCAGGAATCCCGCGTTGACCGTCATGAGGACAATGAGGTCCGCCCCGGTCGAGTCGAGGGGATCGGTCACGGGCGGGCCCGGGATGCTCGAGCAATCCGCCCCGAGGACCGTGATCGCGGTCGGGGCGGGCCGCGGGGCGGGCCGTGAGACGGGCCCCGGCCCCGGGTCATAGAGGATCGTCTCCTCGGGATCGACCCCCCACGGGTTGACCGCCGATTGCTCGGCCTCGGTCGTGAACCAGCCGCCGATGAGGAAATCCGAGGGCGGAATGATCGGGGCGGGGCCCGTCAAGAAATAGCCGGTTCCGAAGTAAGGAACGCCCCAGTATTCCGGCCCGTTGTAAACCCCGGTCGTGGGCGTGATGATCGGGGCCGGGCCGGTGAGGTAATAGCCGGTCCCGAAGTAGCGGGGCCCCCAATATTGCGGCCCGTTGTAGGAAACCCCGCCGATATCCGGCAGGACGCCCGCCCCGCTCAGCCATTCGACCGTGGTTCCGCCAGCCAGGGGGGGCCGCAACCGCCAGAACGGGTCGGCATGGTCGCGGGCGACCTGGCCGGGGGTCTGGGCATAGTTGTAAAACTTGACGTCGGCGACCTGACCCGTGAACGCCTCGTAAGGCAATCCGCCGAACGGGCGGCCGTTATAGTACCCCCCGATCCCGGCCCGCTCGCCGGGCCTCAGATCGGCCGGCATCCCGGGGATTGCCCCGGACCTGACCAGGCGACCATTCAAGTATATGATTGTCTGAAGTGTGGCCCGGTCGAACGTGACCGAGGCCGTGAACCAGCCGGAACCGATCGGGGCCGAGGGGGCCGCAAACCAGGCGACATTCGCAATGAAGACGACGATATTGTTTGCCGTATCGTCCCACGTCCCGCCCCCGACCCCGAGGCCGAACCCCGTGACATCGCTGCCGAGGTTATAGAGGACCCCTCCGGCAACCGTGGGTTTTGTCCTCGCCGTGGCCGTGATCGTCCAGGCCGCCGAGCTGTTCATCGGCGGGGTCGTGACGTCACACCACCCCGCCCCGGTCAGGTCCAGGCACTTGCCGTATGGCCCGTCGATATAGGTCGCCCCGGGAGGCCCCGCGAGGCTTTGCCGGCGGCCCGCGACCCCGACGACCAGGTCGAACACGTCCCGGAACCCCGAGGCCCCCGAGGGGTCGGCCCGGCCGCCTCCGGCGAGGTAATACCAGTTGGTGGGCGCGCCCCGGCCCCGCACGATCCGCGGTTGAATCCCCGGAGGGGCGAGAATCGACATGGTCAGGCGATCGCCCGGGTCGAGGTCTGGGCATAGGCGGTTATGCCGGTCGTCGCGCCATTGGTCACGGTGGCCGTGACTTTCTTGACCGCCGGGTGACTCGGGGTATACGGGTAGCTATAGCGCGTGCTCGCGACGTTGGCACACACGACCGTCAAGACCCCCTCGTAATTGGTCCCGTCGAGCGATTCGTTGAACGTCACGGTCGGCGGGGTCGAGGGGGCGGTCCCGCCGATGATGAGGACGACCGTCAAGACCCCGTCGGACGTGTTCGCCCCGGTCAGGTCGAGGGGCCCGGTCGTCGAGCTCGCCCCGGCCGCAATCGCCACGGGGGCCGCAAACGTCCCGAGAACGTCCGCCTCGGTCCGCGTGAACGTGGGCATGGTCGAATCCCTCGAGCTCGTGAGCGGGCCGGCGGACCGCCCCCGCGGTTGTCTCGGCCACTGGTTCGGTGAACCAGAGAGGTCCGCGGGCGACGGCCCGCCGGTTCCGGGCCAGCCGGCCGCCCCGAGCTGGCCCCGGTCCACCCGACCAGAAGCGAAAACAGGGGGCCCGGGCGACGGTCGGCCGGTGGTTCGTTGCGGTTCGGTGCGCTAGGCTGGCGGGGTCAGGGTGACCGCGATCCGGTTGCCATCGACGTCCGTGGTGGCGGAAATGCGGGTCGCGGCCACGCCCCCGCCCTTGATGACGACGGTCCCGGTCCCCATGCCGGCGACCACGCCCGCCGAGGCCGCGAGGACCTCGGCCAGCGCTTGCCGCGCATTGATCCCGGCCTCGACGACCACGTTATCCAGGCCCGCCGCGGCGATCGCCACGGGGGCGGCCACACTGGCGACCGGACCCCCCGCATAGGTCGAGCGGGTCGAGACCGCCGCGTCGAGGTTCGTGATTCCGAAGCTGGCCGCTGAGGTCGGATCGCACGCCGTACACAGGACCGTCTTTTCCACCGGGACCGCCCCCGTGGCCGTGAACAGGAACGAGACACTATTGCCGTTGGTGTCGGCGGCCGAGGGGGCGAAATTGTACTGGCCGCCTCCCGCCTCGGTCACGACACCGGTCGCCGAGGCTTGCGCGGCCCCGTCGACGACCCGCTTGACCGCGATGGTCGCCCCGGTCAGGGCCGCACCGGTCGACGCGTTGACCAGGACCAGGCCGAGGTTCTGGCCCGCTACGTTACGTCGGAACACGCTAATAAACCCCCGTGCCGAGGACGACGTTCGATCTTCCGATCCGGCCCGGCGAGAATCCGGGAGGCGTGCCAGGACTGGCCGCGAACAGCGACCGGCGCGGTCGGACCCCGGCGACGATATCCAGGGACCGGATTGCGACGTCGTCCGCGCTCAACGCATAGGGCAAGAGCTCGCAATAATCGATCAGGCCGAAGAGGAATTGCACGGTACTGGAGGCCCCGATCTCAAAAACACCCACGAGCGGAACAGTCAGCGTTTTGGTCACCTCGAGCGATCCGTTCAGGTAAAGGCGGGCCGTGGTGCCGTCAAGCGTCATCGCCACGACATACCAGGTCCCCGAAACAAGCGTGGTCGTGCCCACGGTCTGACTCGACTGATAAAGGGCCAGTTGATTCGAGAGCCAGATATAGAGTTTGAGGGGGTTCGTGTTGCCAGCGTCCGCCACACACGCGAGACATTGAAAGGTCGAATTGATATTCGTGGGCATGAACCGTAAGAGCCAGGTCTGATTGTTTACCGGGGTGGCCGCGGCGGCCGCATAGCCGGTCGAGCTCGTTCCGTTGAACGCGACCGCTGGCCCATAGAGGCCGCGCGTCCAGGTCGCCGCCGTGAGCGTGAGCGGTTGCCGCGAGTTGGAGAAACTGGTCACCTGAGTCCCCGCCCGATCCCAGAACGGCCAGACCGAGCCCGGGCCCGGCCCGCGCTGCAATTCCAGGTCGTGCGAGAATTCCGGCTCGATCGGTTTGAGGACCTCGCCGATAGGACTATCGTTCATCCGGACTGTCCCTGAGATTGCCGCGAATAGAGAGTGACGGCCGAGAGCGGGGTTCCGGAGGGACTTCCGACCACGATCTGAAAACCGCCAACGCGACCGGGGACCGTGAAGACTCGTTTGCATGTGGCCGAGGCGACGACCGGGAGCAAGAAACTGTAAGGTGCGTCGTTGGCGGGTGACTCAAAACCCCCGTTGCACTCGCGGCAGATATAGACGATTGCGCCGCCACCGGTGATCGTGCCGCCATAGGTGACCGTGATCTCACACTCGGTGTCGAGGACCTCGTTCGGCGAGGCGGCCGAGTTCTTGATCGTCGCACTGTTCGGGCTGTTCGCGCCGGACGTGACCGACAGGCCGGTAATGACGCTATCCGTCGTCCAGGCCGAGGGCCAGAATTGGCCAAAGTTCGTTGCAGCCAATCGTATGCCTCCGGAATGCTACAAGACGAGCGTATCGTGGGCGTGGCCGTTACTGGCGACGGTGGTAAACTCGCGGATGAGCTGGCCCGATCCGTGTTCGGGCCAGGTGTCCCCGTCGTTGGCCGAGTTCTCGATAAAGCAGCGGATCTTGATCCCACGGGTAATCGTGACCCCCGAGAGGTCGATATCGATCGAGAGGACCCCGCCGGTATAGCCGTCGACCGAGTTATCGATATCGTTGGAACCGCCGTGGTGCGCGTCCTCGATCCCTCGGGAGGCGTCGGAATCGTCGCCCGGGGCAATGACCTCGATCATCGGGCCGCAAATGACCTGACCCGCCGCGTTGATGGTATAGGGCAGGAGGCGGGCCACGATGGCATCCGGTGGGAGGTCCGCGCCGGTCTGGTTCACGATCTCGAGTCGCCAGGTCTTGATAAAGGCTGGGGGCATGCTCGAGGGTCCTGGGTTGAAAAGTGGCCGCGGCGGCTACTGACCCGGGAGGGTCGGCGGGACCGCCGCGGCCCGGGGGTCGAACCCGGTAAAAGCGACTCACTCGGCGATCGTGTAAAGCTGGCACATTTCCGGCCGGACGACTTTCAGCGCGTAACCCGCGTCGATGGTCACGATCCAGCCGAGTTTGAGGTGGTTGTAAGAGAGCATGACGCGCAGGGGCACGCCCGCAAAATCGACGGTGGTGACCTCGACGACCGTGGTTTCCGGGGTCGCGATTGGCCGCGTGGCCATCGCGACCGCCCATTTGTGAAAGAGGGCCCCCGTGAACGTCCGCGAGGGGGCGGTACCGGAGACCGGGCATTGCTGGTCGAGCTTGAGCTGGAATCCATAGGCGACCGGCATGACACCGGTTTCCCGGACAACGTCGGTCGTCCGATACCCGGCGATCTGGGCGCTGGTCCAGTTGGCGTCCCCGAGGAACATCGCATAGGGGATCGACCCGGTCATCAAGGACATATCCTGGGGATTGTCCTGGACCGGGACGAATTTATCGCTGAGGACCGCATAACCCGCGAGGGCCTGGGTCGTCGTGATGATATGGCCGGTCGTGGCAATCGCGGGGTTGATCGCGAAATTGCCCGTGGTGAAGAGGGCGCAAACCTGTTTGTTGATATAAGACTTCACCCCTTTCAGGGCCGGGTCGGTGATCCGGGTCCGGATCGAGTCCGGACTGTTGTACTGCTCGAAGTCCCGGATAATCACGCCGTATTCGGGGTGATTATTGAACGTCATGGGAACGTTGGTGAATGCAAAGTCGGTCAGGATCGCATCGCCCACGCCGATATCACTCACGGAACTCGTCGGGTCGCCGGGGATCGCGATATCGAGCGTCTGCCCGATGGTCGCGGGGATCGGCGAGTAATCCATATAGATGGATTCGATGGCCCGCCAGTTGGGGGCCAGGAGCTGGCTGGCCTCGGTCGCGGCCGCCACCAACGTTTGCCAGAATGCACTGACGCTATTGGCCACGGGTATGGCCTTTCAGACTTACCGCTAGACTAGCCGTCGATGATCTCGAAAGACCCGGCGGCCGCGGCCTCGGAAATGGCTTTCTGGTTAGCCTTCATGAAGCTATGGTCACGCATTTGGGACTTCGTGACCCTCAGCTTGTTTGAAGCGGTTCCGGGGGACCCCCGGTCACTCCCCAGGCCGGCGGCCAGGGGGGCTTTCTTTGGCGCGGCTGCGCCGTTGGCTTGGCCCGTCTGGGCCGGTCTGAATGCCATCGGGAGTCGCGACTGGACCCGCGTGATGGATTCGGTGATTCGTGCGTCGTCCGGTTCGTCCGCGTCCGGCTTGTAACCGGCCAGGTCCCAGGCCGCGTCGATCGCCTCGGGGTCGCATCCGGCCTCTTTCGCGAGGACGGTAAACCGGGCCTTGTGGTCGCGGGTCCTGATCTGGTCCGTTAACTCAGTGATCTTCAATTGGAGCTCGCCGGGGGCGGCGGTCAGTTGCGCCCGGGCCTGGTCGCGTTCCGTCGTGAGGGCGACGACCGAGGCGGCCAGGTCGTCACGTTCCTTTGTGACTCCGGCGAGTGTTTCGGCCTGGGTCCGTCCCTGGATCTTGCGGTTGCGACTCTCGGCCCGGGTCTGGGCCAGGTCCCGCTCGAGGGTCGCGATCCGCTGGTTCAGACTGTTTATCAGGGTATCAGATTCGGCCATGTCAATTATCCGGTCGGTCGTTCAAAGAGAGCGTAGCGGGCCTCTTGCCGGGCCAGCCGGGCCTGGGCCGTGGCGAAGTAAGCGGGGTCGCGTTCGATGCCGATGAATGAGCGGTCGCGGGCATAGGCGGCCACGCCGACCGTCCCGGAACCCATGAACGGATCGCACACGACCCCGTCTATCGGGCTGATGTAGCGGACCCACCAGTCACACAAGGCGAAGGGCGTTCCGGCGGGATGCCCAAAGGCGCCCGCTTGTTTCTGGCCTGCGCCTACACCCATGTCTAAAACATTAAATGGCGTTGTCCCGCCCCTACGCTTCCAGGCCGTATATCCTTTCAGGGGGTCAACACTGCGGCCCGATGCACTCGTGAGAATCCCTGGACTTCCATTCCGCTCGAATTGATTTGCACCTGATACGCATCGCCTGGAAGGACACCGCAAAACCGCTGATTGAAGACGAAAACAGTCGGGAGAGCCTAGCCATACGCAAGCCTTTAAACTGCCCCGTAAGAGATCGGCTGTGATCGCGCCGCCTACGGGCAAGGCGCTTGTGTTCCACCAATAAACGTCTTGGACTATGTTCCACTCCCGGCAACACCATGCCATGAATTCCCATAGCCACGCCCGCATCGAACCGACCTTGCGACTATTCGGTTGCAACACGAACACGGCCGACCCCGAGGGTTTCAGGATACGTCGGCACTCGCCGACGACCTGACGCATCATGGCCGACCATTCCGCCTCGGTCATGCGCCCATAAGGCCGGTCGATTTCCGGATAGGGCGGGTCAGTGATAACCGCATCGACCGACCCCGGGGGGATCGTGGCCATAACCTCGAGGCAATCGCCCAGGTGAAGCTGGGTCATTCCTCAGCCTCGAGGGCCGTCGAGCCGGAGCTGGACGAAGCGGGCGGGACGGTCGCGCCGTAGCCGATGGCCGAGAGCTCGCTTTCGACCGAGGCGATCTCGTAATGCAGCGCGTGGAACCCCTCGAGGAAATCGGCCGGGACCTCGTAAGGGGCTCTTTCGTTCTCGAGCCAATCGCTTTCCACGAACACGGCCCCGGCCTCGGCATGTTCCTCCTGGGCCTTCTTTTTGCGGCGGTCGAACACTTTCCGTTCGTTGTCGGCCCGGGCTTGCAGCTTGTCACGTTCGACGAGCTGCTCTTGCAGCTTGCCTTTGAGCTCGGCCAGCTTGGGAATGAGGTCGGCCCCGGGGGGCTTGCCTCCTCCGTGGGAACTCACGTGGGTCGTCGTGGTCTGACTGGTCGCGGATCGGTGCTTGCCGTGGGACACTGTTGCGGTCCTTTCTCAAGAGGGGGGGGGTTGCGATGGCCGACAACGAAGTAACCGCCGAATACCTGGCCGAGTTCGGTGATCCCGGGTTCAAACCGACCCGGCTTCGGTGGCAATGCGAGGCGTGCCGATACGGGCCAGTACCGACCGCGGAATTCCCGATATTCCGGTCGAACGAAACCAAGACACTTTGCGAGGTCTGCGCCTCAACGATGCTCGGGGTCTGGTATGAGGAAGTTGGCGGCCACCCTCTTGAGACCGAGGAACTTGCCCGGATGATCGCCTGGGGCATCAATCGAATCCGGGCCGATCTTCGCGAGGGTCGGGGTCAAGCCTCGTCGTCGTCGTCCTCGGCCTGATCTGGGTCCGTTTCGTCGTCGTCGTCCTCGAGGTCCGTTTCCTCGTCGTCGTTCTCGTCGTCGTCGAGCTCTTGTTCCTTGGCTTTCTTCGGGGCCTCCGGGGCCGGGGCGGCCGCCGAGAGGACCTCATTTTCGGTCTTGAGGTCCTCGGCGGTTTCCACGATCCGGGCCTCGGCCTCCTCGCGGCTAAGATGTTCGCGACGCATGAGAATTTGTGTCCTCGAGGTCATACCGTTATCTAAAAGCCACTGGTCCGCGTTGTCCCGGTCGGGGCCCGGCAAATCGGGATACATATCCGGCCAGCGTAAGACGAGGCCGGGGTCGGCCGCGGCGGCCTCGAGGACGCTCGAGGAGACGTAGTTATTGGCTAAATGCTTGGACCCCACGGTCAGGGTCAATTTCGCCAGCGCGTCCTCGTAACGGCTGAACGGCCGTTGCCGGCCCATTGCCCACAAGATGAGCGGAATTTGTTCGGCCACGAACGCCACGCCCGACATGGCCGACCGCTGTTCCATCCTTATGGTCGAGGGCGGGACCCCGACCATTTCCAACACGTGGTCGAGGTATTGCTGGCAATCGTCCCAACCCGCCTGGATAAATCCGGTATCGGCCTGGAGATATTCGGCCGAGGCGTCCCGGGCCTGGTTCGATGCCTCGTCGCCCGAATCCGCCGGGAGGTCCCACACGTCCCCCGGCTGGATCGGCGAGGGGGGCCGCCAGCCGGGCCGGACCCCTTTGAGGACGATCACGGGCCGCGTGTTGTAGCGCACACAATCAGACTGTTCGGTCAGAAAGAAGTTGGCATAATCATTCACGGATGCGAGGAATGTACCAAAGCCCCCGGTCCAGAATTGCCGGGTCGGGAGCTCGACATGGACGAACGCGAACGGGATGACCCCGTAAGGGTTCGGGACCTCCTCGGCGAACCGTAACGCCCGGCCCCCCGCGGTCTGACCGGCCGCGAGCTTCTCGCTATACCACGTCTGGACCAGGTCCGCGGTCCAGAGTCGCATTCTCGTCTGTTCGTCATAGCGGTCGATCGTCGCGACCGCGACCGGCTGGCAGGGGTCGTCGGGATTGACCCACACGGCAAACGTCGAGGCGTCCCATAAGTGGATCTTGACCGGACAGTCGGGGTCGGTCGAGCCGACGACCTGAAACGCGGCCACGTCCGAGACCATCGATAGCCGGTCGGCTTGTTGCCATAAGGCGTCGACCAGGAGGCGACGGTAGACGTTTTCTAACCACTCCTCGGCCTCGGGGTGATCCGGGAGCTTGCGGGTCGGGCCGCCCTTGTACAGGTTCGAGGTCAGGGTCTTGACGACCCGTTGCATCAAGAGGGTATGGCGCTGGAATCGGTAGGAATCGTAAGACCCCCCCGATTGTTTGACGGGGTGGCGGGAAAAGTCCCCCTCGTAAAACTCGAGGTTCGTGAGCGCGTGGGATAGCCGGTCGCGTTCGTTGGGGAGTCCCTCCCGGAGCTCGCTTTCGATCCTCGCCAGGGTCGGCCCGGCGAGCTCGCCCCGCGGGGCCGGGTTGCCGCTATTGCGCACGAGGGCCCCGGCCTGGCCGTTGGCGAGGGCGGGGGCGAGGTTTGGCGCTGGCATGTTATCCAGTCACGGGTTCAAAGAGAGCGTAGCGGGCGGCCTGGCGGGCCAGGCGACGGCGGGCGATCGCCAGGTACTTGGGGTTCAGGTCGATGCCGATCGCCTCGCGGTTGTGTTCATACGCGACCAGGGGCACGGTTCCGGCCCCGACGAACGGGTCGAGGACCGTTCCCCCCTCGCGACAGCCGGCGAGGAGGCAAGGCTTGACCAGCGCGGTGGGCATGACCGCGAAATGGGCGGCCTTCTCGGGGCGGGTCGGGATCGTCCAGACGGAGCGGCGGTTGCGGCCGATGGTTTCGACATACTCGGCCGACGATAGAGCATGCCCTATCGCTTGAACTTTCTTGAACGTCGAGGACCTTAACCGCCGGTCCGGGGCCGCATTCATACCTTCCTTGATCGCCTCGGCATCGTAATAGTACCGCTCTTGCTTCGCTAGCAGGAACACATATTCATGCGACTTCGTCGGCCGGTCCGTGACCGATTCTGGCATCGGATTAGGTTTTGCCCATATGATATCGCTTCGCAAGTACCATCCGTCCGCTTGCAAGGCAAACGCGACCCGCCACGGAATGCCGATCAGGTCTTTCGGTTTGAGGCCGGGGGGGACCTCGCGGCAACCGGATTGCTTGTTGGCGACTTCGCGTTTGTAGCCGTCCACCCCGCCCATCAGTAATCCAGTCGTGCCGGCCCGGCCCGTTCCCGCGATCGTCGCATAGCTATCCCCAAGATTCAGCCACGCCGTACCATCGTCCCGGAGGACCCGCCGGACCGCCCGAAAGACCTCGACCAGCCGGGCCACGTACAATTCAGGTGTCGGCTCGAGGCCGATCTGGCCCTCCATGCCATAATCCCGAAGGCCGTAATACGGGGGCGACGTGATGCAGCAATCGACCGACCCCGGGGGGATCGTGCCGAGAACGTCGAGGCAATCGCCCAGGTGAAGCTGGATCATTCTTTGACCGGGGGCCCGAAACATTTGTAGCCGAGGAGGGCCAGGAGGACGAACAAGAGGACGGACCCGGCCATCGCATAGCCGGCCGACCAGTTGACATACAGGCCGAACACAAGCCAGATAAACATTCCTACCCAGAATATCACGCCCTTACTCATGACATCAATCCAATCCAAAGATCGGCATATCCATTGCAACCCAGAGAACCAGCGAATCGAACGGCTCGAGGGCCTCGAGGACCTCGGCGAACCGCGAGAAACCGGCCATTACTGTTCCCGGCTGAAGTAGCCGACCAGGACCTCGATGGCCGCGCGCATGACAAGCAAGATGCCCAGGAACCCGAGGAACGCGAGGACCAGGTCCAGGCCGAACATAGGTTCGCTCACATGTCACGATAGGCGAATGACTGACCCAGGCAATCCGCGAAGTCCGGCGAGTGTTTCAGCCGCTTCACGAGCTTTTCTTTCGGCTCGAGGGCGATCCGGTTGTGGTCGTCCTGGCCGTATTGCAAGGCTTGCAATTCCCTTCGCATCAAGGCGACGGCCCCCGGTGGGATCGAGAATGGGGTCTGAGGAATCATGACGGTACTGTTGGGGGTCGCCGGGACCAGCCGCTTGGGGTCGAGCCGTTTTCTGAGGGCCCAGGCCGCCGCGGCCCGGAGGTTGGCGAACTTGGCGTTTCCCTCGGACCCCCCGCGGTAGGGTCGGCACGCCCGGAGGCCGACCGCCTCGAGCCGGTTCAAAAAATCGGACCCGATCCCGCCCGCGTCCCAACTGACCCGATGGCCGGGGACCCCCCGCCGCTGAGCGATCATCGCGACCCGGCCGGCCGTCCGCTCGAGGGTCCAGGATCGACTATGCTCGAGGTCGAGGATGCCATTGTCGTCCCTACACAGGATCACGGTCCGGTCGCCCCCGCCCCCCTCGGCCAGGTCGATCGCGATCCGCGGGAACCCGCCGGGCTTGTGCCGAACTTTGGCCGCCAGGTCGAGCCATTCGCCCGGGATCACGGCCTCGATGGCCGAGTCGGGGAACTCCGCGAGGATATGGGTCCGCCACCATAGGCTACCCTCGCCGTAATCGCTCCGACACGCCTCGAGCCAGGTCCGGCTGGCGAGGCCGCGGGTCGAGCGTTCCTCGTCTATGTCCGGGCTATCCGTCGATGGGACAATCAAGAGGTTGGCGTGCGCGTTCCCCTCCGAAGATCGGCACCGTTCACAGAAGGGCCCGTCGGGCCGGAGGGGGTTCCCGATCGCCAGGAGGCGGCCCGCGTCAAGCGAGTCGATGGCCTCGACGATCTCCGGGGCAATCCCGCTGAATTCGTCGATGAGGGCCAGGAGGTGATAGGTATGATGCCCGGAGATTCTTTCGGTCTTGGTGGTCGAGTAACCGATAGCAAAATGGGTATCGGAGAGGAGGATTTTTTGGGGGTCGGCCAGGAGTCGGCCCGTCAATGGAATGAGCGAGTGTTTCCAGGCCGTTCTGACCTCTTTCCATAAGACCTCCTCGAGCTGGGTCTGGGTCGGGGCGGTCGAGACCACGAT